AAAAGATGAGCGCCCGGATATTTTCGACAAACCGGCCAAAGAACACGATCTTGATCCGGGCCAGTTTGGAAGCGCATGATCGACGGCGTTGCCCGCCTCGGCGACCGCTACCAGCCCGCCTATTGGTATTTCGCCTTCACCGAAAAAGCCTTCCGGCCCTGGATGCGGTTTCTCCCCTCGCGCCTCAAGCACGTCACCGCATTCGCTCCGTTGGCCGATCAAAAGCTTTGGGTCCTCGTAGATGCCGGCTATGACGGAACCGAAGTCGCAGTGTTTCCCGACGCAGAAGCCGACGCCATTCTAGGCTATCTCGCCGACCGCACCATCGTCCGCATGCCCGTCCTGGGCAAGTCCAAGCTCCCCCGCTGGGGCTATTGGTGTACCGCGCTGTGCGGCCACCTCGTCGGCCTCGATCCGTGTGCGTTGCTTCCCGACGGACTCCTGAAACAATGCCTCGATCATGGCGGGGTGCTGATCGATGGGCGAAACGAAGGCGCAGAAGAAGGCTCGTAGAGAGCAGGAAATGCAGGCCGAGGCCGCTAAGAACGAGCGCGTCAAGACCATGCAGGAAGACCTGACGGAACAAACCCAAGACATCTATCGCCGTTTCGGCTCGTTCGGCGGGTTCGGCCGCTAACGTGTCGAAAGAAGCCGAAAAGGATTTCAAGCAGCGCCTGGCCGACGCCAGGCAATTCAAGTCCGACATCCGCGCCGACTTGATGGAAGGCTATTTTTTCACCGCACCCCGCCGCGCCCGCGATGTCACTGCCGATAGCGCAAGCCGCGGCAAATCCACCGCCTCCGCCGACCAGGCGGAACTGCAAACCACCCTCGGCATCGAATGCTCGGACGATTTCACCGGCATGGCGGTCGATGCCTTCATGCCGTCGCATCTCGATTGGTGCCGGCGCGGCCAGGGCCATTTGCCCAATGCGGTATGGGCGGAAATCGCGCAGGACGTCGGCGTTCAAGACGCCGTTATCATGGCGACCATCCGCGCCTCCAAGCTGCATGCCGTTATCGACCAGGCATTCAATCCCGACTTGTCGCTCGGCACCGCCGCTCTATGGATCGAGCAAGGCGCTTCCGCCGCCCCTCCCGAGGTCCGTCCCGTTCCTATCAAAAACCTCGACATCAATATCGGTCCCAACGGCGTAGACGAACGCTTTGTCTCGAAATTCATCGCCGCCCGCAATCTCAAGGGCGAATTGGGCGATCTTCCGTTTTCCGACAAAACCCGCCAAAAAATCGAAAAGCAGCCGTCGGCTTCCGTTGAAGTGAACTGGGGGCTGTGGCGCGATTATTCCGTGCCGCTAGAGGAGCGCTGGCAATATAAAATCATGGCGGACAAGCACCTCGTTCACGAAGAGGTGATCGTGGGCGACGGCTCTTGCCCGCTGCTTGTCATGCGCTTTGGCGTCGATCCCACCAATCCCTGGGGCGACGGACCGACCTTGCAGGCGCTGCCCTATTTGCGCGTGGCCGACGCTCTGGCCGGCGTCACTCAGGACAATGCCGAGTTCCAAGTCGATCCCGCTTTCATCTATCCCAATGACGGGTTCATCAATTTCGAAGGCGGCATTCAGCACGGCATGGCCTACCCGGGCGGTCCCGGCTTCGATGCCAAGAATATCGCGTGGCTCAGACCCGACAGCAATCCAAACGCCGGATATCTGACCATTGAAGATTTGCGGCAGGCGGTAAGGCGCCTCTATTACTCGGACTTTCCTGAACAGAAGGGCAAGACGCCGCCTACCGCATCCCAATGGGTTGACGAGATGGTGAAGATGCAAAAGCGCATCGGCCTGAAAGGCCAGATGTTCTGGTGGGAGGGTCCGCGCGCCATCTTCCAGCGCTTTCGCTACCTCCTGGAAAAGGCCGGCATTATCCGCCCCATCGTGGTGAACGGCGCCACCGTGGCGCTTGAGCCGTATAATCCCGCCGTCAAGGGCCAGGAATATCAGGAAGTCCAGACCGCCATTCAGCTTCTACAGACCGGCTTGGCATTCGGCGGCATTCAGTTTCAGGCCGCCCTCAACACCATGGCGACGCTCGACAACTTGCAGCGCAAACTGGGCGATTCGCTGGTGGTCTGGAACACCGAAGAAGAAGCCCAAAAGATGATGATGCTGCTTGCTCCGCAAGCCGACTTGAATATCGGCAACGCGCCGAACGTGGCGCAATGAGCTACGATCTTTCGCACGAAATGGTGCGCGATGCCTTCGCCGATTTCTTCAAAACCACCGAAGGCCAAATCGCCCTTTCCGCCCTGCAAGCCGTCTTGGTGAGCGTTCCCGCCGTAGGCTCAAGTCCGTGTGCGTTGCGCGATCATACGGGAATGCGAAGAATGGCTCAAATTTTAGTTTCAATGGCAACAAAAAGAGAGGCCCAACGTCGTGACGACGCCGGCAACCCCCCAACCAGCGCAGACAGCGCCGGCGAGTCCCGCCGCCTCACCAGGCGGCGAGGTCCCGCCCGCGACATCCCAGGCGGCCGCCGCCCCTAGTGCGGCTGCGGCCCAACCAACTGCGCCTTCTCCCGCGCCGCAAACGCCTGCGACGCCTCAGGCTCCGGTTATGCCGGAAGGTCTTGATGCCGCGTATTGGGATAGCCAGTCGGGGATCAAGACCGCCCAATTGATGAAGGACTTGAACGACCTCAAGACCTTCAAGGCCGAAGCCGATGTCCGCCAGGCCGGAATTCCTCCGTCTGCGGATCAATATGCGCTGAGCCTCGAGGGCTGGACGCCGCCCGAAGGCGTCGATGCGGGCGAGGTTGCAATCAAGGAAGACCATCCCCTTATCGCTCCGGCCAAGGAATTCGCCCACAAATGGGGCTTGCCCCAGGAAGCCTTCGCCGATCTGGCCAAGCTGCATGCCAACTATGTGGCGGGCGAAGTCAAGACTTGGAACGCCAACAAAGCCGCCGAAATGGCCAAGCTCGGCGAAAAGGGCTCCGACCGCGTTTCGGCGGTATCGACCGCTCTGCTCGGCCGCCTGGGCGAAGCCGCCAAGCCGCTTCTGGGCCTCATGGTCAGTGCGGCCGTAGTTCAATCTTTCGAGTCCCTGCTGCGCGTCACGGCTGCCCCCGGTCCGTCGGCGCGCAACGGCGGCAAGCCCGCTCTCGACACCTCGAAAATGTCGCCGCGAGCCAAGTTCAACCACTTCCTGTCCGCCGGTGGCGGCACAGGGCAACACTAACGGGGGAAAACCACCATGGCCTTATCGGCTCAGGTATATTCGGAAGCAGTCTCCTTGACTGAGTACGCCAAAGGCTTGGACGAAGGCCTGTCGCGCACCTTCATCGAAACTTTCACCAAAACCAGCGATCTTCTCGCTGCAATGATGATCAAGCCGGCAACCAACGGTTCGTTCAAATATGAGCGCATCGCCAATCTGCCGAGCGTCCAGTTTCGCGGCCTCAACGAGGACGGCCATTCTTCGACCGGATCCTTCACGCTCGACGAAGAAGGCATCTTCTACATGGACGAATACATCCAGGTCGATCATGCCATGGTCAAGAACTACGGCATGGAGCGGCGCGCCCGCCAACACGAGCTGAAAGCCATCGCCATGGCCCAGGCCATGAGCCGCACGCTGATTTCCGGCGACAATTCCGGCGATCCGCGCGAGTTCGACGGCATCAAGAAACGCTGCAACGTCTTGAGCAAGTCGCTGTTTCACAATTCGGCGTCATCGGGCGGTGCGGCTTTGTCGCTCGCCAATCTCGACGTGCTCAACCGCGCGGTGAACGGCATCACTCACTGGCTGTTTCCCTATGACCTCATGGCTTATATGGACGCCGCCGCGCGCAACCCGAACCTGACCAATAACGCCATTACTCAGAAGGCGGACGAATTGGGCAGGACGGTCACCATGTTCCAGGGCAAGCCCATTCTCTACGGCTATGAGCCAGAAGACACTCCGCTGCTTCTCGACTTCACCGAAGTCGCATCCGGCGGCGGTAGCGCGGTTACGTCCTCGATTTACGGCCTAGCGCTTCGCGACGACCGTTGCTTC